TGCCGTTGGAGCTGAAATATGTACATCTTCGGCCCAAGCATAAACAGTAATATCAATATTGGACAAAGCAACACCGTTAGCATTTTCGAGATTACCAAAAGAGCGTACAGTGAGCTTACCCATGTCTGTGAAATTATCTGCTTCCTTGACTTCAATCCAATTTTTATGATAAAGAAAAGGGAGTACCATCTCACCGCCTTTATTGAATCCAGCTTCCAAGAAAATCTTGGGCCTCTGAGATTCAGCAGTAAGATGGAGTAATGTTGCGGCTCCTGCGGGTACAGTGCCCGCAACAAATAATGTTGGTAATGGTTCATAAGATGCCATTGCCAAACCATAATAAAAAGGTGATCCGTTAAGGACAATTTTAAGGTGAAGATTAGCCCGTAACAATCCAAAATTATCAATTTTCTTTTTGATACGGGTATCGTTAAAATAAAGGTGCCATGGATTTAAGGTCTGCAGTAAACTGCTTCCTTCTGTCCATGTATATGATGCAATACGAACAGGTCGTGAGAGGAACTTTGACAACTCATAATCAGTCATGCCAGAATCGTTAAAAGTTCCATCATTCACGCTATTGAATGCCATCATTTCACCTGGATTATCATCAATAAAAGTAGTAGTTAATTGTCTATTTTGTGCATCAGAAGGAGCGGGTGTTTGGGAGTGTATCATGATATTCTCCTTAGTGATACCACTCATTCCTTGCATATTTGCCATTCCGCTGGCTAACGTTGTTGAATCATTTTGTTGAGCAGGTCTTATATACAAGTGTGAGCAAACCCACGCTTCACACTCGGGTCTTCCAATGGGTTCAGCCGCCCTTCTCTAAATAGAGATTTTGAGGATCGCTCTAGCAGATTACGTTATATATCCATTGTCAAATACATTAGGAATATTGGTATTTACAGGTAAAACTATACATAACGTGAAGATTTGGTTTACAATTGGACATCCTTCAACAGCCCATAGGGACATTTAAGCCCTCACCTTCGAAGAGGCGTTGTGCCAAGAACGCACTAATTCCTCCCAAGTTGGGAAAGTTGCATCGGTGACATATTCACGCCAACCTGCCTCATCAACGACAGTGTTGAGTAATCTTGTCATACGATCAAACATCTCCTTACCATGGAAGAAATATTCACGCAGGGCACTAGAAATAACTGCCACACCTTGTTCAGCGGGTGTAATAGTTTTCGAATAAGTCCATACCATCAAACTCTTTTGAATGGACTCCAACTCCAGAGGAGCGGCATAATCTCCTAAGGATTCTTCATACCTCCATGATCGTTTTAAAAAATTACAATCACTAATATGAATATAAGGCACACTTTCAGCTTCTTTATCAGCCATAGTATAAGTAATACCAGCATCAGCCAAACAATTAGCAATGGAAGTGTGATTGAACCAAGGGGTGTGTTCAGAAACACCCATAATATTATCATCTCCATAAGTCATGAGAGCAACATTTTGTTTAAAAGTGTCACACTCATGATTTGGATTATTCATATAATAAGCATAACGCATATACATAGCATTTACTAAACCATTAATAATAACGGTCAAAGGATGACCAGAAGGATTAAAACTATGGGTTTGAATCAAATCACCAAAGTAATCAACAAGAGCAAAAGAAGTATCTTCTGCAATTCCAGTCATAACCTTCTCATCTTCTTCAGTGTATTTACCTCGCCGAGCAATTTGAGTCAAAACCCAAAAGGCATTTAACATCAAATTGGAGGGCATCTTTTTATCGAACATCTTAAAATCACCTGCTATCATTCTATCTTCACCAAATTTAGTTAAATATCTATAGAAATCGCCCCATTCGACAGATTGACTTATAGTCCCTGGGCCAGATTCAAAAGCAAATCTATTGTTTTGCAATAACCTCACTAAAGGCAAATAGTATTGTCGTGTAACCAGTGAAAAATCGACAGGTGCACCAGCAAAAACACGAGTTTTACCAATAGCAGCCTTTTTGAAAGTAACTGGTTCATCCTTAAGATGAGCACAAAAATTAGGCATATTACGTTTACCAGCAGAATATAACTGAATAAAATCATGAACTCGACCAGTGATTTCCTCATTAAATTCTACCGGATCCATCAAACCATGTTGGGGAGGAATAGGTCGCAGAAAATTTTTCTTTGAACATTTCCAAGGATTTCCTGCACTAGTCGCTCTATTGATTGAATCAACATAAGCAACACCTTCAGCACCGTTAATTGCTGTGAAAAGATCATATGGTTGGAGTTCCTCAATCTCTTCTTTAGGAATCATAGCTAAAATTTCTTCCAAGAAAGAATGTTTGATCTTTTCAAGAACGTCATGACGGAAATTCTCTGGTGGTTGGATGAGTTCTAAAAGAGTTGTGCGTTTCGGCACATACCCTTTCATAATGGGTTTTGTATGAGTTATTTCAAAACCATGTTTCTCCAATAAATGAGCAATAGGTGAAACATCAACCATAGTTTTAGGTTGATTACGAAAACCAACAAAACTACCGAGAACGTCCAAAGATCCATTCTCCTCAACAAAACGAATTGGTGATTTAGCATCTAGAGGACGAAGGGAACGAGGAACAGACTCTGATTGAATATTAGGAGTTCCAGCTTCCACTAACTCAGAGGCTATCTTTTGCATAATCAGATCTTTGCGAAGAGGTACAGCAGCGACAGCTCCCTGCTGACCTGCAACATGAAGACCAACAATTTGAGCTCCAGAAGGGGAGAAATGAATATAAGGACTACCACAATCACCATCAGATGTGGGATTGTCTGAATGACCATACCATAAAGGAGATCCATCATACTTATCGAGAGGCAAAGTACTACGTGAACAACGACTAATCATACTCAACTGTCGAGTTGTCTTGGTATTAACGATGGTAGCTGGAGCACGGGCATCCAAATTTTCACTTCCAATATACTTAGAAATATCCTTAACTGGGGGTAACTGAGGAAGATGCAAAAAAGCTAAATCATACTCAGGAAATCTTTCAATTTGGCTAGGAGTAACCAAGAATTTACGATCAGATGAAATTCCGCTCACGTTAAAATTAGCTTTCTGTGTGACGCGAAGTTTAAAATCACCCTCAGGGATAGTATGATTATTAGAAATAAATATGTGACCTCTCAAACCAAGCATATGGCCACCAATACCCTCAAGATCATCAGCAGTAGCATCTATCTTTTGGGAGAAAATCTTAAATGTATTCTTAAGAGTGAGGGAAACGACATCAGTGGTACTAGCACATTTACTATGTGTAGGAATAGAGAAATT